AAAAATGATTCACCTATAGTTAAAAAAAATGATTCACCTATAGTTAAAAAAAATGATTCACCTATAGTTAAAAAAAATGATTCACCTATAGTTAAAAAAAATGATTCACCTATAGTTAAAAAAGATGATTTGCCTATATTTAAAAAAGATGATTTGCCTATATTTAAAAAAGATGATTCACCTATAAATAATGTTTATTCAATAATTGAAAAAGATGAAGATATGAAAAATATTAAAGAACATGATGATAACTCTACTGAAGATATACCAAAAGTTTCAAATGAGCTTACTAATTTTTTTAAATATTTATCGGAAAAAAAAAATTATATTAATGATACTAATATTCACCCAACGCAAGAAGTATTAAATGATATATTAAATGAAGGTATTGATGACATCTCAAAAAATAGAATATTAAATATACCAAAAAACGATAAAACACATTATCAATCCCTTAGCTTAGAAACAAATAAAAATACTACCATTTTAAAAAATTCACAAGAAACTAACACATTAACTAATGGAAAAAAAAAAACAGACATACTTTTATATAACGAAGAATTAAGCAATATAAAAATATTTAATTATAACGATTATAATGATGATGATAGTGTTTATATTAAATTAGATAATAAATATAATATATCTATTAAGATTGATAATGTTTTTATATATAATTATAATAAAATTTTTTTTAAATATATTTTATGTGATAAACAATTATTGGTAAAAATGATTACATCTTATTGTTTGAGTATTATTAATTATGATACCTCTAATATATATAATAATGATTCGGATAAATTAATATTCATAGAATTAGAAGAAACTGTTTTTAAAAAATATATTTTAAACAAAATTAAGTTAATATGTATGAATAATAAATACGATTTTTTAATTTATGAAAATATATTAAATTTCTTAAAAAATATTAATAATAAAATATACTTTTCATCTACCGAACTGTATAATGTGTTTAAAAATAAAATAAATTTACCGAATTTTGATGAAATTAAAGAAGTTATACATAATAATAATAAGAAATATATAAATAACAAAAAAATAAAAACATTAAAAAAAATATTCTATATATACTTTAAAATATTAATACCCAATTACATAGTTTCGAAAAATATATATGGTAAAATATTTATGAATAAAAAAGAAACTAAAAAACATATATCATTTTTATATAATAATATAATAGAAAAAAATAATATATATATTATAAAAAATAACATAATTGCTTTTGAAGAATATATTAATGATTGGGTTTTTATTAAAAATCCAATCATAATAAATTTAGAATATATTATAAATATAGTTGAAAATTATAACAATGAAAAAATAATATTATTTAATACAGGTGAGTATACTAATAATATATTAGTATCTATTGACCTTAATGACATATATAAAAAAGCATTATCAAGAATAAAAGAATATTTAATATCAGGATCAGATAAATATATTAAAGATTTAATATTAAAAAATAAACTTATTGAATTATTAAATATTCGTGCGAAGTTGGAAAAAAATATATTAATTACATAATATAACTAATGTGTTTTCATTTTTCTTAGTAAATAATCTTTAACTGTATAATAATGTATAGTTCTCATATCATACCAATTAATATTATATCTATTCCGTAAAGATAATAAAATAATATATATATTTTTTATATGTATATTACGTATCTTTAAATCACATTTACTATTCCATTTTTTAACCTTATCTTTAAAAAAAATAGTAATTTTTTTTTGTAATGTCAAATCATCATTAAGATCTATTCTCTTTTCTAATGTGGGTAATATTTGAAATTGTAAATCCATTATAATATTAATGCAAATATATTATTTTTTTTTAAATATTATTATTTAAACTAATATTATTTAAAATAATATATTATATTTATCTATTATCATGTGTTCTTCATCAGGATCGGGATCTTTATCAATTTCAGATGTTGATAATAATTTAGATTTATATAAATCATCATTACGTCATTACGACATAATATATAAAATAGGAAAAGGTTCTTTTTCCGTAGTTTGGTTAGTTGTTGATAAAAAAAAAAATTTTTATGTATTAAAAGTAAATAATACAGATTCTTATAATACTAGTATTAAAGAAATTAGATTTTCAACCTATTTATTACAAGAACCTAAACATTTTAATACTCTGATAGAGTATTTTATCGAAAATATAAATAATAATAAATATGTTTGTTCGATATGGAATTTACATTATAGCGATTTAGATAAAGTAATAAGAAAAAATAATTGTTATAATAATGGCTTTTCTGAAAATATTGTTAAAATAATAATGAACCAATTACTAAAAGCCGTTTATTATTTACATAATAAAATTAAAACTATACACGGTGATATCAAAACTGATAATATTCTGATTAAGGGTATTAATAATAAAAATAAATTTATAATTGATAAATATTTATCTCTTTGTAATGATAATTTAACACATTCCGAAATTATGGATAATGTTAATATAAATGATATAAATAATATGAATATTAGTGAGGATAAAATAAATGAATCTATAAATATATGTCTTTCTGATTATGGTACCGTAAATAGAAATGAAAAATACGATACAAATTCATTTGGGACTATATATTATTCACCTCCTGAAGTTTTATTAAAAGGACCGATGTCGTATCCAATAGATATATGGTCAATAGGGTGTGTGTTTTATGAATTATTAACAGGGAAACTATTATTCGATACATCAGATGATATTATAGATGATGAAGAAACTAGAGAACATTTATTATTAATACATGATTTTTGTGGAAAATTTCCATTAAATTTTTTAAATACTGCAAAATATAGTTATAAATATTTTATTAATAATAACTTAATTAATTATAAGTATAATAAAAATAATAGTTTTGATATTCTGACACAACCGTTGATAAAATTAAGTAATTATGATAAAATTAGTAATATAATTAAAAATATATTAAAAATTAATCCTAAATATAGATATACTATAAAAGATTTATGTGAAAATAAATACTTTATTATATAAATACATTAATTTTCAGTAACTATAATATTATTTTCAGTCGTATTTGTTTCAGTATTTTCTAAAGTAACGTCATCTGTAAATATTACATTTTCATCCATTATAATATCACCTTTGTATTTAATATTTATATAATTATTTTCATCGTTTGAGACTATTTTATCAAATTGTCTCAAAAATTCCGATTTATTAAGAGACGATCTATTATTATATACAGATTTATACCATGATGAGAATTTAATAAACATTTCTTCTTTTTCTATTACATCCTTTTTCTTTTTAGTAACTGATAATTGAGAATTACAAAAATCTTGTAAAGAATCATTATCTGATTTATATTGTTTTGTACTTTTATTTACTTCATCCGGTTCTACTAAATAATTTAATTTAGAATATGTTGTTACGTATATATGAATTAGATAACTCATTAATACAGGTCCCCATTTTGAAATTTTATTTTTAAGAGATGTATCAATTTGAAATTCATTAGGATGTTGTGGATTATTAGTAAATTTAGATTTAAAATCAATTACTCTTATTCTTCTCCATATACCATCATCATTTGACGGAACCATAGGTAATTGATTACATGTTAAAAAATATTTCATTTGTTGTTTAAATTCGAGCATTTGTTTGGAACCTTTATATAAATCTCTTACTAAAATTTTATCACCTCCTGTAAGTTCTTTCACGATTCCTATATTCATTTTTTCACCATCATCTGTTTCCTGAAATACACCAAATCGTCTACCTTTCATTCTAACTTTTTCAGGCGAAGCTTCATTGGAAGTTCCTCTTTTCCTAGTAATCATTGTTATTGGACAAGACATATAATATTCACCAAATGCTTTATCCATTATATCCATTAGTAATGATTTTCCATTAGATCCACTGCCTGTTAATATATATAATTTTTCTTCTCTGTTATCACCACATACACAGGATGATAATACTTGTATAAAATAATTTCTTACGTCTTGGTTTGGTATTATTTGTGTAAAAAATACCATAATTTCTTTAAACGTTTCGTTATTTGGATCGTGGGGTATATAAATATTTTTAGTAGATAATGTTAAACAATCGTCTATACAACCTCCTCTAAAACTATAAGATTTTAAGTCATATATACCATTTTCAAAACCTAATAAATTGGTATTACCATCCATTTTTTCTTCAAAATCTTTATCGTAATATAATAATTTTAAATTTTCCAATATTTCATTTCTAAATGTATTTTTCCCTAGTTTTACTTCAACGTTCATTGCGTTTGAAAGTTGTTTTTCAAGTATAAGTCTTTGAACTGGGTCATCAACTGAAAATATTTTATTTTTTATATCTTTTACCAATGTTGTATAAAAATTATGGAAACTTTCGTATAATTTTAATTTAATAGCGTGTCCAGAATCTGTTATAATCCATCTATATTTTTTATATACATACCATGTATTATTCGAAAAATCAGATAATAAAAAATCATTTTCATGCCTTGAATAAAATAAATCAGTAACTGATTTATTCGATGTTGTTAATAAACTATTATTTTTTTCTTTTTCAAATGAAGCATCACTATATTTTTTATATTCTTCTGGGTTATCTATTTTAGCCCAAAATTTTAAAGATTTAATAGTCAGTTTATTACCATTAGTGGGATTTTTAAAAGATGTCCAATATTTAATACATACGTTTTCTTTGAATAATTTAGGGCATTTTTTAGAAAAATCAATCCATACTTCCAATAATTCATTTGATATGGAATGCAATGCCAATCCTACGTTTATCCATTCTGAATAATTTTCAGATCGTTTAACTGATATCATATTAACAATATTCTTTATATTTTCTATATTAATTATTACACCTTCGTCATTACTAATATTATTATCATTGCGATTAGTTTTAATAATATCTTTATCGTTATTATTAAAAATGTTAGTATCGTCATTATCTCCGTCAGGTGAATCAATATACGAATCATCAATAAATGGAGTTATATCTTGTATTGATGTTTTTGTTCTATTATTGTATGAATATTTATTTATTTTGGACCTCAGGGAAAACATTTTTATAAGTTGTAACAAAGTCATATCACTACTTAAATTCTTTAAAGTTTTTGTAGAATCAATGAGTTTAGTATATTTATACAAGGGACCGGATGGTTTTTTCGATTTATACATTAACCATCCGTTGGATGAAACGACGGCTTTATCTATAATAATATCTATTTTTTCATCTGTATATAATGAAAAAATATTATTATCGTTACATTTTTTAATAATTTCATCTCTTATAAGATGCCGTTCTTTACTTGATAAACATATTCTAGGAAACATTATATGAAATCCATCTTTATAACCAGCATCAATTTTTGTTGCGTTTGGTTTTTCTAATACCCATGCTAATATTTTTTTATGTTCATCATTAGCAATAATGTTCTTAAGAACATCTATATAAATATTAACTAAATTAATTATTAAAGAATCATCGTATAATCTATTATTAAATTGAGGTTTTTTATCTACTACTTTTATATCAATGTCTACTAATATAGGTGAATATTCGCTTTGAAATTCAATTAATGTAATTTCATTATCATCATTAGAGACAGCTTTATCATACAATTTAAGAAAAATATTTAAATCATCATCTGTCGTTATAGAGTAAGAACCAAACATAAAACCCCAGGATGAATGCGTGGGGGGTACATCACTACCTTTTTGTATTCTTTTAGATGATAAAAACTTAATAAGATTTTCTTTATTAGTATTCGACATTATAAAATTATAACATATTATATTTATATATATATAATATAATTTTTTTTTTCATTTTTTTTTTGAATATAATAAAAAAATGAAAAAAAAACAAATATATAAACAATATATTATAAAGTATAATATATGAATTTTTGTCCAAAATGTAATTATTTGTTAGATATTACCAAAATTGATATAGACGACAATAAAGATGTAATATTAAAGTTGTCGACCTTATTTGAATTATTGGCAAGTGATACAAATATTTCCAATTATACTATAGAAGTATCACTTGATGATGTATTACAATCAAAAAAATATACTAAATTATCTTCATCGGATAAAAAAATAATAGACAAATTATATGAAAATAATAATAAAATAATTTCTTCTAAATTCATATGCAATTATTGTAATTATACTAAGAATATAACAAAAACAACTTTAATATATCAATTAAATAGCGAAATAACAAGTAAAAAACTAACTAATAGTGATATTTTTTTAATGATTAATGACCCATTAATACCTCACACGAATGATTATACATGTATAAATAAAGAATGTGAAACACATAAAAATTTTAAATTAAAAGATGCTATTTTTTATAAAGATAGAGGAATATTCGCAATGCAGACAATATGCACTGTATGTAATCATAAAATATAATACAATATAATATAATTTATATAATTATATTATTATAATTATTATAATAATTATAATAATATAATTATTATTTTGTTTATCTCATTTCATCTATATTTATATAATCTATATTCAACTCGGATAATTTCCAAAGTTCATATCCACCATTGGGCATTGGTCTAACTATATTGAAAGGAAGTATTTTTTCAATAAATTCATTAATAGCCATTTCTCGATAAGATATATCTTTTTTTATATTTAATAATGGTTTAGCGCCCATTGTTAATTGAGTTGTTCTAACACTAATCATTCTTACCGTTTCATATTTAGTTATGATAGCCATGGAAATCCTATCATCCCCAGTAATATATTTTATATCTGATGTAGCTGTAGTGTGTTTGGTATCATTTACAAACTCATCTATATCATCTCCATTTTCACTATATTCATTTAGTTCATCTGGGTCATCATCATATTCATTGTCTTCATTATCATCTTCTATATTTTTATTTAATTTATAATCAATATTTTTAATTTCACTAATATCATTATCTTTATCATCTTTATCATCATCTTCGGTATCGTTAGATACTGAATTTATACTATCTTCTGCATCTGATTCAATGTCTACTTCATCATCTTCGTCCCCGTTAATATTAGAATCTTTTATATTTTTTTTCATTATAAATAATATATATATTATATTATTATTTATAACGTTTATTATTCACTTTTTTATATATTACATAAAAAGTGAATTTCCGTCTTTCTCTTTTGTGTATTTCAAATAGATTTTATTTCTTTAATAACTTTGATTATATTTTTGACTTAGTTTTGTTAAATATTATACACTAATGGCTTTTTATTAGAACTTTTAATAGTACCTTTCATTAATCATATTTTTTAACCAATTCGTATATTTACTAATATTTTATAGTTATTGTCAATTAAAATTTTATATATTGTACATACTCTAAGTCGATTTTTTTGATTTGTAAAATTTTTATAAAATTGACTGTAAAAATTGAATTAAAAATATAATGTTAAGATTATTGTATATTATAAATAAATATGAGTAAATATAATTGCGAAAAGTGTGGTAAAGAGTTTAATCAAAAATCTCATTATACAACTCACTTAAATAAAAAAAAACCTTGTGTTATTGAGAACAAAATTAATGAAATAATAAATACAGATGTAACGGAAAAATTACTTGAAAATAAAAAAGAGAAACCAATCGAGAACAAAATTGTTACTGAAGATGATATTATTTATGATAATAAACTCGTTAAACATATTTATCATAAAGAAATATCTATTACTAAACCTATTTTAAAATGGGTAGGTGGAAAAACACAAATATTAGATAAACTTATTATCGATTTTCCGACAAACATAAATAATTATCGTGAAATATTTTTAGGTGGTGGTAGTGTTTTATTAACATTATTATCATATGTTAAAAATGGAATTATAAAAATACATGGGAATATTTATGCTTACGATTTAAATGAACCTTTGATCCATATATATATAAATATTCAATCAAAACATAATGAATTATATAATGAAATACAAAAAATAATAACTGAATTTAATTATTGTGGAAATGGTGAAATTAATAGAACCCCAAAAAATATTAATGAAGCAAAAATAGCAAAAGAAAATTATTATTATTGGATTAGAAGCGAATATAACAAATTAAATATTAATGATAAAAAAACTACAATAGGTTCTGCTATGTTTATATTTTTAAATAAAACTTGTTTTAGAGGTGTTTTTAGAGTCGGTCCAAAGGGGTTTAATGTTCCTTATGGACATTATAATAATCCTGAAATTATTAACAGAAAACATTTAGACACGATACATGAACTAATTCAAAATGTTATATTTGAGTGTTATGATTTTAGCACATCATTAAATAGTGTTGAGCCAAATGATTATGTATATCTTGATCCTCCATATGCTCCCGAAACAGATACTTCTTTTGTTAGTTATACCGAGAATGGATTTAATATTGATAATCATAACAACTTATTTACTATAATACATGAATTAACTGAAACGAATAAAAAAATAATGTTAAGTAACTCCGACGTAAGTTTAGTTCGTGATAATTTTACAAATGAAAAATATAACATAACATCTATTTTATGTAAACGAGCTATTAATTCTAAAAATCCAGAAAAAAAAGCAAAGGAAGTTATAATAAAGAATTATTAAACCATTTTTCAACTATTTCAAAATAATTATCATCATCACCGAATAACACTATAATATTATTTTCATTTAATATTATATTCAATATTGAATATTTTTTATTATTTGAAGTTAATTTTTTTTTCAAAAATTCACTTACACAAAATCCATAATGAACTTCAAAATCATTTCCTAATACTAATTCATATTCTCTTTTTAGCGAAGGACCGCTCCATAATTTAGTTTCAACGGATCCTTCTACATTCTGTTCTTTTTTCTCTAAAATCTTTATTTCTTTTTTACCTGTGTTATATTCAATAATATATGCTTCATCTGGACACCTAAACAACTCTATATTATATTTATTTTTCATATATATTTTTAATCCATTTTGCGATAAAAATATAATAGTTTTATTTTCAAATGTTTTTGATAAGTAGTAATCATATGCTTTTTTTGGTTTTTCTGTACAACTATTTTTTACGTATCCATCACTTAATAATTTTATTTGATTATTTGTTTTTTCTTCAAATTTTTTACCATAATAAGTTGTATTCGCACCACCTGCGCCCGTTCCCTTATTAACTACAATATTTAAAGTTGGATTGATAATTATTTGATCTTCTTTATGTTCTGTTATTACTTTTACATGTTTCTTGTCTTGTTTTTTATTTTTATTGGTCTTTGAAATAGAACACAAATTATTGGTATTAATTATTTCGAGTTTATTTTCCATTTATTTATTTACTGTATTATAGTAATTATTTTATATATAAAAAGCAATTCAATTTTTTATAAATAATTACAGTCCTATAAAATACTTACAGTTAATTTCACAAACAAATATTTCAAAATACATGCCGTTGAATATTATTTAACTGATGATTTACCGCAAAAACAAGTGTGTAGAATATTTAATAGTTTAAAAAATTAGCTGTATTAATCTTTTTGTAAAAAAGTTGAATATAAACAATCTTCGTATTTGCAAATTATATAAGTATTATATATTAATGTACTTATTTCATATAACATCATTAAATAGTATGGAAAACATTTTAAAAGATGGTTATTTGAAACCAAATATACTAACTGATAATATAAATTTTGGAGAAGGTCTATATAAAAACACAAAATTTATATTTTTTAGTGTTACTAATATTTTATACGATCTTAGAATACTTCCAGGTAAAAATACAGTTATATTATATTTTAATGATGATATAATATATAAGAAAAAATTTTATTTATCTACACAATACAGTAGCGAACCGAGAAATACATTTGAATATAAAGATAGATATACCAGAAAATATAATAAATATACATCTACTTATAGACAATTATTAATTAATTTATACAAGTACAGTATTAATGTGATGGAAAAAAGTTTTCATATATTTCAACAAATAGCATTAAAAACATCATTAAATATTAAAAAAAATGCAATATCTATAGAATTTGTTGAATGTACAGACAATGAAATTCAAAAAATATTAAAATTAATTAATGAAAATTATGCGAACATAGAAATTAAAATTAGATAATGACATATTACATTTATTTTTCTACAAATTCTATATATATATTTTGGATTATTTCAGAATGACTTTGTTTAGGATCTACGAATACGCACATATTCTCATGTTTAGTAGTGACAGTCAATTTTTTTATTTTATCAATAAATCCAGTATAATTCATCTACTAATTATATAATTATCGTATAATAAGTATATATAAATGTACTTATTTCATATAACAAAATTAAATAGCCTAGAAAAAATTTTAAAAGATGGTTATTTGAAACCAAATATACTAACAAATAATTTTAATCAAGGCGATGGTCTATATAAAAACACAAAATTTATATTTTTTAGTGTTACTAATATTTTATATGATTCAAGAATATTTACAGGCGAACATGAAGTTATATTATATTTTAATGATAATATACTATATAAGAAAAAATTTTATTTATCTACACAACATGGACATAATCCAAAAGAAAGCCTATTTGAAAATGGTGATTGGTATACTCGAAAATATAATAAATATACATCTAATTACAGAGAATTATTAAATAATTTATATGAGTATAGTATCAACGTAATAGAAAAATATTTTTTTATATATCAACAAATAGCATTAAGAACATCATCGAATATTAAAAAAAATGTAATAGGAATAGAATTTGTTAAATGTACAGATATCGAAATTCAAAAAATATTAAAATTACTTAATAAAAATTATCCGAATATAGATATTAAAATTAGAACCTAAATTATTTAAACTTAATTGGTTTAATGAAAATATATAACCAAAGGAATAAAAAAAGCATAATATTATTGGTAATATGATTATTGTTAAAATATTTTATTTTATATTAGTTGATTTGGTATTATAAAAAAATGATAAATTTAGGTTTAAATCATGTAAATATATTACTAGTAAAGAAATGAATTTTACTAATATGAAGATTAATGAATTTATTGACAATATAATAACTTTTGATAATGTTGATGGTATTTTAGATAGTTGTAAATCACAATCTGAAAAAGGTTTTATTTTTGAAAGATTATTTGATATTGTTATTAAATTTGGTTTTTGTGATATTTTTATAAATACTGAATATAATCATTTAATTGGTAATTCTAATAGTGGAAAACTTAAAATATTAGAAAATCTTAACCAATATCTTAATGAAAACGTATTAAGTGGTAATTCTGGGGGATGTTCTGATATTACATTACGAAATAAAAATGACCATACATATATATTTATTAGTTCTAAATATCCTAAATCAAATGAAGATATAAAAAAACAAAAAAATGTAGATTATTACGATATTCAAAAAATTATAGCAATGTTCGATGATAATAAATACATATACGAATCGTATAAAATATATTTAGTAGTTCCTAATAAAAAAAAGGTATTGGATAAAGTTAAAGCAGCAAATGATTCAAGTAATTATATTACTAAATATATGAATCATGATAATATATTAGATAAAGATGACTTAAATAAATATTTTTTAGCATTTAAGCAAAACATCGTTAAAAATAAATCTGAAGATTGGCAAACAATTTATTTAAATGATAAAGAAAATTTAGTTTTACGATTTCATCAAGAATTAATTACACAAAAAACAAGCAATTTAATCGAAGAAGGCAATAAAACTTTTTTATGGGGGTGTAAATGCCGCAGTGGAAAAACTTTTATGATTGGTGGTATAATCAATAAACAATTTAATATTAAGAAAAAATTAAATGTTCTTATTATTACTCCAGCTCCAACGGAAACTGCGCCTCAATTTACAAATGATTTATTTAACAAATTTAAAGATTTTAATAAATTTAAAATTCATCAT